TGCAGGCATGACTCCATGAAGATATATAGACTTTTCAGACATCAGGAATTCCGGATGACCTGATGGGAAAATGAGAAGGGCTCCAGCCTCTGGCTTATACATATACGCTTCTCCATTTGCTATAAAATCAATTTCTCCACCATCGTAGTCATCGTTAAAGTATATTAAAGCAGTAATTGCAAACTTGTGTCCTGGGCTTACGATTGGCTCTCTTATGTAGTCTGTGTGATATGACATTGCTAGTGGATCTTCAATGTCTACCTTGTATCTTGCTATAGATGGTCCAGTATATACCCACTCTTTAACATTGTTACCTGTTTGATCTTTAATGTCTGGGACAAGTCTGTCTTCGTCAAAGTCAACATTGTTTTTTGCAATGTAGTCTTTCGTTGCTATCATAAAATTATTAAGAATTTCTAAAAGAACTTGCTTGTGTTCTTCTTGTTTTCCTGTTGAAGTTTTTATACCTTGTACATTCTCTATTTTTAGGTTATCATTATGGTTATTAAATACTGGATTAATGTATTCCCCAAAGTGAGACCAGCTTGTCCAAGGACTAAAAAGTCCATCCTCTTTGCCTTCTGATTCTTTTAAAAGACTATAGGTTTTATCAATGTCTTTAAAAAGACCTTTATACACAAAAATCTTTGGATATATTTCAACTACATTCAGAGGCTCTGTCATGGCTGTTTTTCCCCTGTGTGTTTTGTAATTTCCCAAAAAAATGGACAGGTATATCTAATTCCGCTTTTAATCTCTGTTACACCGTGTATATAATACTTATCACCTGGAAAAAAATAGGCTGAGCCCTTTTGGGGCTTAAATTGCATCCCTTGTAAGGGAAAATACAACTCCCCGCCTTCGTAATCGTCGTTTAAATAAAATAGACTAGCTATATCGTAATTCGGAAAATCGTTTGGTAAGCCAGCATCCGGGCCGTCATGAAGCTCCTTGTCTGCGTGAGGCAACTGAAACTGTCCTGGATTCCATTTTACTATTGTTTGCCCAGTTGGTTTAATTTTTACTTTAAAAAAATCTTCAACAATTGGTTGTAATCTATTATATAGATTAGAGATTCTAGGGACTATTTGAGGATTATTTTTATTTAAAGATGAGAAAGTGCAGACCCTATCTTTCCAGTATTCAGCGTCATAGGTAATAGTTCCGTTTTCATTTTTGTGACTTTTGGTTACATCCCAGATAGATATACTCCTTGCTGCTTTATCTAAAAAACTTACTTCTTCTTCAGTCATAAAATTTTGTAATTCAACAATATTCTCCCTCCCACTGCCAAAAAATCCAGATGGAGTCATTGATGGCTTCCTAATTGCCAAGGAGGCTTTTTCTAAAATTGTCATTTAGATTCACCATTTTTTATGCTGCCAGTTACATGAAGCCTTAATGTATTTACCTCATGCCCCCCTATAGATTCGTTTTTTTCATTCACTGCTTTTTTATACCAGTCAGTGAATTTGCCAGATTTATTTATTTCCTGAGCGGCCTTGCCATAATCAATACTTGCCTGCCTTCTTAAATTTTTTAAATCTGAATATTCTACCAAATTGATTACTGAATGATTTAAATTTGTTAATGAGATGGGAATTATCGTAGCAACTGGTGTACCTGCTTTTATTCTAGTATCTACATTTGCTTTTTTTGCTTTTATGGCTAGAGGCAAGGGGTTGTCATAAAAAGACGTACTAATTACATTAGAGATTGTCTCAAAATCTTCGTTAAAATAATTCACTGGATTTATCATCCAGAGACTCACATCTCTATCTGTCCTAAAAATTAAACCAGTGTCTAGACTTACTGAGGATTGCCCCCTCCCTGCGTGGCTATCAGATGGGTTTAAAATTTGCATATGGTCTGGAGTCTGATCATTAATTCCGTCCCAAACAAACACGATGTCTTCCAAGCAAAAAAGACTCCATCCAACTACATTTGCCTGGGTAATAGGAAAACACTTATATGCGTGCTTTTCTGACGTATCATCCATCCAGCCTCTCTTGATTGACATCTGTTCTATGTCAAATATAGAATTGGGCATTTTTACCACCGAGATGTCAAACATATCTGCTATGCTCACTTTTAGATGCTGTGTGACCAATTTCGTTGATATCGGTCATAACCACGACAGAGTATTTTGTACCCTTTATTATCGGCAAAGATGCATGTTCATAAATAAAGTTGGATGGAAATACGGCAATATCCCCCACCTGCGGCGAATATGTAAGGTTATCTAATCTCGGAAAGTGTATCTCTCCGCCTTGGTAATCATCGTTAATATATATTACCGCAGATACCGTACAGTTGTATGCCGGTCCGTGGTCAGCATGAATACGAAAGTGCTTACCCTCTCCTTCATATTTGACAAAATTGAAAGCTTCGTAAAACACAACATTAATGCCCCAGTATCTGGCGTAGTCGTCAATACAAGTCTTTAAAATATTTAAAATTTCATCATGAAGGTCAATCAAGGGAGCATTTTTTGTGTCCCTTGGACCTAAGTTTTCAGGCTTATATCTGAAGTCAACACAGTCTCTAGCTTCTTTGATGGGCGACGATGAGTTTGTTACTTGCGCCTCTGACCATCTATATTTACTTCCATCGGTCAGATTATCTTCAAGGATTTTAATATATCTATTAGCATCTTTTTGTGAAAAAGCATCATGGTAGATATTCAACCCAAGCCCTGGGTTCGAAACTGTTATATTGTCACTCACTTGCCTTATGGGTATTCTATTGGAAGATGTTTCAGATCTTTCTTTAGTATGCCAGTCGTTTAACGTTATAGAATTTTTAATTGCCTCAATCATGAATCCCCTCTACCTATATGTTCTCTTTTGCCAAACTTGATTTTTATAAACACCACCACTTGGTACTCGATATTTGTAAGAATTTTTTATATTTTTATCATACATTTTTTTTGGATCTTCTATCGTTAATTCAGATTCCCAGTTTTCCCTTTTGAAAGGAAAGAGTTGAAGATAAGGAGTGCCTGCCGGAAGCGTCCCCTCCCAACCATTTACAAGAAAAAAAGGAACCTGTCCCATTAAATTAACACTATCATTATCCACTATGCCACTAGTAGAAATAAATGGCAACTCAAATCTATTCATCGGCTGAGTATGCAGAACGCTATAGCCCTCTGGAACTGTAACTCCCCAGTCAACCCACCAAGCAAAATGATTTTTGTCGTAACCCATTGGAGTCATAAAATCAGCCATCTCTCCTCTTTCTGAAACAAAATCTTCAGCATTTTTATCTAATACTTTAAAAGTAGTTCTTTTATCGTTAGCAAAAAATTTAATGTCGCAAGGAGTTCTTAGGCAATATCCGGTTGACATAGCATCAAAAAATGGAGCGCAGGATTTCCAGTTTGGGACTTTCCCTCCATCCGCTGGATTTACCCACGGTTGACTCGTTGCTGGATCCTGAATGTAAACGCTGGCTTCCTTGTACCATGATGGCAGGGTTCTCCCAATTGGCTTAGGGCAAGATGCACTATCTTTTGTAAGATGATATCTGTTTGAGGTAAATAATATTTTTTTTTCCATAATTATTCCTTTGCAGGGTTGTAGTTGTATTTGTGATTATCATCGTTGTAGTCAAACATCGTTACGGCAGAATACTTTACTCCGCTTGTTACTGGCAAGGCTGCGTGTGCATATATGTAAGCAGAGGGGAATACAATAATGTCGCCATAGCTAGGTTTAAACTTCATATCTAATTTATAGAAACTTAATTCTCCACCCTCGTAATCATCGTTAAGGTAGGCAATTGAGGAAACGACACAAACATAGGAAAAGCCGTGATCTGCATGATATGAAAAGTGATCTCCTTTTTCGTATTTTACAAAATTTATTGATTCCATATAGTTCATTGATATGTTATAGGGACCACAATACTCGTCTACTCGGCTCTTTATTTTTCCACCGACTTCAGCATATATCTTGTAAATATCATCATATGTGGTGTTTTTACATTGCTCTGCAAGTGCTTTATGTATCTTAAAATCGTGACAACTTCTATATTCTGGCATTTTCTGACGGTGCCCCACCATAGCCTCCTGCCACTGATAGTGGGGGCTGGAAGGATTCACATTCATTAACGCCTCTAGTCTTTGTGGAATGTTAAGATCATTAGGCAGCTGATTGCGATATATCGCTATTCCAAATTTTGGATCACCAAGGTATTCCATGTTTATATTATATCATTTATTTTCGGGTTTACCATTTCTTTATAGGACACACGGCGTGTTCTATTTTTGTTTTAAGAAACATAAAGCACATACATTTTTTACACTGCTTCGTGCCCTGTATTAATTCTGGACACTGTGAACAGATTTGATATCTTTTTTCTGCCGTTTCAGCATCTGCGTATCTTGTTGGATACAATAAGTCCCAAGGCTTAGCTTCAGCCGCCATTGCATTTTTATATTTTTCCCAGGCGCTCATGATCTTGGAGAGAATTGAACTCCATCATATACCCAACCAGCTCTCACTGGATTTGTACCATCAACTTCTATAATCTGAGGATTGCTTGACAGACAGGCGATCCATCGATCAGTCGGTCCGTATGGAGGGATTTCAAGTGTGTAATTTACATTTCCATCATTGATAAAGTTAAATGCAATATTAGAACCTAGACTGTTAAGTTCTGCAGTTTCTATTTTTACAATTTCAGGATTATTCTTAAGACATTCAACTACTGTCATCCCTATCCTGCTAAGCGGTCCATTAATTACCATGCCAACGTCTCCATTGACTACAAAAACAAATTTACAAATTTTATCTACTTCAATATTTTCATTTTCCATATTTTAGATTCCTTTTTGTATTTTTGACATGTTATTATTATACCACGTCTTGATCAGTCAAAGCAGAATGGACCACTGCATGCAAATCCACCATCGGGGCCGCAGCCATTATCACGGCAACCATCGCCTGGAAGTGGGAAGTACGGTGGGAAGAATGGTGGGAAGAATGGGAAGAATGGGAAGAATGGGAAGAATGGAAAAAACGGCGGGAAGAATGGCGGGAAGAATGGAAAGAACGGAGGAAAGAATGGGCCGGCAGTTGGGGTAACTGCACCAGTTGCACCAGATGAATCCGAACTAACTCCGCTTGGTGTTTCTGCCGCAACTGTAAAGACGTAGGCTGTCCCATTAGCTAACCCTGTAATAACTATTGGCGAACTAGCCCCGGTAGCCGTAATCGAGCTTGGATTGGATGTAACGCGATAAGTAACAGTCCCCGACTTGCCAAGATATGTCGATGCTGTAAATGTTACAGTGGCTTGAGCATTACCAGCGGTTGCAGTTCCAATAGTTGGCGCACTTGGCTTTTTCCCACCAGAGTCTTTTGGATTGACACCGCCAGCCATAATTAAGCCGAAATATCCCCGACGAGCACCCAAGTATTGGTTGCACGTTTAATGAGAGTTGCGTAAGAGAACTGTGCTCTCATTTTAAGCCCTGGAGTGCTGTTTATTGTTACTCCAGCAGTTGCAACAATTGTGGTCTGACCTACGCCAACTTGCAGAATGTTGATTTGTGAACCAACCGGGAATTCTACCGAGCTATTAAGAGGCACCGTAAGATTGTTTGCTGATCCCACATTCATTTCTACAATTTTATTTTTATCTGCAAGAACCAGAGTATAGTTACCGACTTGGGCATTGGTTGATATATCAGCAAGTTTTGTTAAGTCTATTGCCGCATTAGCACTTACGTCTGCGTTTACGATTACTCCAGAGGCGATTGATGTGACACCTGAATCGGATATGGTCACATCGCCTGTTTCTGCTACAGAAGTTGGCACGCCAGAAGAGTTGTAAACAATAATATTTCCTGCTGTGCTTGTTGCCAACTTGCTTAAAGTAATCGCCGCGTTAGCGTTTATATCTGCATCAACGATTGCGCCATCAGCAATCATTCCGCTAGTCACCGTGTTGGCGGGGAGAGTTACAGTGCCAGTAAACGTTGGTGAAGCAAGTGGTGCCTTTAGCCCAATAGAAGTTGCTATTGTGGTAGCGAAGCTAGGATCATCACCCAACGCAGCAGCCAATTCATCAAGAGTGTTGAGTGCTGCAGGTGCAGAGTCAACAAGGTTGGCAACCGCAGTGGTAACAAAAGCCGTGGTCGCAACTGCCGTACTGTTATTACCAGCGGTTTGTGTGGTAGCGATGGTACCAGTTGGAAGCGTTGGAGTTCCCGTAAATGTTGGCGAGGCAAGGTTCGCTTTGAGGTCTAGGGCAGTTTGTTGAGCAGTAGAAACTGGCTTTGCTGTGTCTGCCGTGTTATCAACGTTTCCTAAACCGACATCACCTTTTACCAAACCCGAGGGCGATGTGATTGTTTTGTTTGTGAGCGTTTGCGTGCCAGTGGTCGTGACTAGAATTGAGGTGTCGGCAATGCCGTGAACATTTGCAGTGATTGCTGCGTGGGTACTAATACTTCCAAAAACTTCAAAAGTATTAGCAGTTACTGCAATTGTTGGACTTGGTAATGTTGATAATACAGCAGATACGGCAAAGCCAGTTTCTACTGCCCAACAAACAGCGCTTGACCTTAAGGCAAATCTTGCCTCACCAACATTTACTGGCACTCCAACACTTCCAACTGGTACCATCGCTATCACACAAACCGCTGGCAATAACAGTACGGCAGTTGCGACCACGGCTTTTGTTACCACTGCGGTTGCCAACCTTGTTGACTCTGCACCTGCAGCACTCAA